CACCAACCTCCTTTACAATTTCTTTAAGAAAATCCATCACTTTTTCTCCTGAGTTTGTTTATCTGCATAATTCATTTTAAAGGTCCAAAGTTTCTGATATAGTGCAGTATCTCCACCAAGACGCATTGCATTAATAATTGTATTCAGTTCTCGCTCATTAATAGGTAATTCCATCAGGTAAAAAATAATTCTAGGTTAACAGTTTTTTCTACATTCCATCCAATCGAATCGAGAATGGACTTCAAGGGTTCTACAAAACTCTTTTCAAATTGTAATTCATAATCAATGTATTTGTCAAGACCAAGTTCCTTTGGAAAATCTTGAATGAATGAAATGATATTCTCTTGAATGATATTTGGTTTTTTCAAATATATAAACTTAATTTTTTCTCCATTACCAATCAATGAATACTTATTAGTTAATTTTTTCTCTTTTATATAATGATTAAAAAGAAGTGCTCCACGAATATGGATTGGTGTTTTTTGAGCATAGATTGTGGAAGAAGAATAATACTTACGCACATCAGAAGCAGTTCTTGGAAAGGCAATTTGCTCTGGTGGAAGTCTTTTAAATTCCTCCCGACACTTATCAATAAAATTAATCACATCTTCTTCAGTACCATTCATCATCAACTTTAGACCATCTTTAATCATTTGACGACAAGGTGCTGGAGTAGAAGATTTAACTGCTTCAATACCCATCATTTTCAGTTTAGGTTCTTCATATCGTACACCCTCACTGTCCCATACATTGAGAATGTATCGTTTCTTAGCAGTCCAGATTCCACGCTCAGCAATATTCTCACGCTTCATCTGCATCTTCTGATCGTAAGCATTTACATACTCAGCCAATTCTTCGTAGCAACCTTCAATATACTTTTCAAGTTCCACCTTACAGACCTTATCAAGGAACGAAACAATGCTTTGAGTAGTTTTCTCTCTTCCTTTGAATATACATTCAACCAAAGGACCCATATTGAGATAGATAGAATCAGTATCTGAAGCAATAACATAATCAATATCCTCCGTTTTAAGAACTTTATTTAAATAAGAATTCATCTTATTTTCAATCCAGCGAATAGAAACCTGTCCTGACAAAGTAATTGCTTCAGCATTCGCTAGTTTATAATAACGGAAATACTGATTACCAATGGCACCATAGGCAGAGTTAAGTTGAATCTTCCTTGCCATTTGAATATTGTTGCAGCGTGAGATTTCTTTTTCAGCAGAATTTCTTAGTTTAATTAACTCTTTATCTGAAAGATTTTTATATTTGTTATCAGAAGAAACAACAATTTCTTTTTGTTTCTCCTCCTTGTTACCACCAATTAAGTAACCCATTACAGAATGCCTCTACGCTTCATTTCTTCTTCAACATCGACTAGTTGTTGTTTTGCTGCCAACATTTTTTTCTTATAAACTGTGCGATCTTTATAGATTTTTTCCATTAACTCTGGAAGAAATCCACGCACATCTTTGCGATACATTGCACCATTAGCGCATACTGCATAGTCTTTATACATCTCAAAAGTAATTTCTTGATTAAGAATTCTATCCACTGTTGCAGTTGGATGTCTATCATCAGTGAGAGTCTCAGGACTAATGTTATACATCATCATAAGGTGTGGATATAGAGAATTCAAGTCAAAACTTACAACCCAATCATACTTTCCGGGAATTGGTTCTTTTACATAAGCACCAGCATACTTAGAATCTTTCTCAGACTTTTCTTTGGGAGGAATTACAATATTTCTCTTCTTGAGATAATTGTAAATGATAGTGTCCCACATTCTAACCTGAGAAAATACATCAGCATAGTTTGCCTTAGCATCATATGCCATCGTAATTGCCAACTCAATCAGTTTCATCTTGTCTTCCAGGCGGTCAACAAGTTCCACGTCAATAATGTTGTATTCCACAAACTTTTGCCAACCCTTAGTATAGAAGTCTTTAAAAGTATCAAACTCAGAGTGGTCTAGTTTTTTCTGTCCCAACTCTACACTTGCAATGTAATCAAGTCGATAAGATTCTTGTGCCTTGTAGGTGAATTTCTTATAGAGATTAAGATAATCAAGTTGAGTAATACCACCCACATCATAAGAAATATGTTTACGACCAGCAATATATGTTTCCCTTTCAGTCACAAGACCCCAAGGAGACATACGCTTCATCAACTTTTCACCAAGAATTCTATCAATTCTACGCACAAGATATGGAATATCATACAATTCACTATTCCATCCAGTCACAACCTCTGGAGTATTTGTTTCGATCATCCACCAGTTAATGAAATCATCTAACAATTCACGCTCAGTTCTAAATCCCTTGTAGATGACATTATCCTGTTTGTTTGTAAATGGACCTTTACCCCAAGTGCGAATCTGTTTAGAAGAATAATCCTGAATAGTGATCAACAATACTTCTTCTGCTGCAGACTCTACATCAGGGAATCCATTTTCAGATGCCACCTCAATATCCAAAGTTGTAATCTTAACTTTGTTAGTATCGAATTTGATTTCTTCTTCTGGATAGTTTTCTGAAATATATTGGTAGATATATCCAGTGTTTCCGTAGATTTTAAAGTTTTCTACACCCTCATATTTTTTAATAAATTCACGACAGTCTCTAACACATCCTGGTTGGACTGCTTCAACATATTCACCTTCTAGAGTTTGATATTTAGTTTTTTTATTAGAGGGAACAAAAAGAGTCGGGTCAAACTTCTCACGGGTCATAAAGTGTTTACCATCTTCATAACCACGGACCAAGAAGTGGTCCCCGACCATTTGCACGTTTGTGTAGAATCTCATCAGGCAGTCAATTCAAGATACTTTTCAACAATTTCTTCTTTAGGGTCTACAATAGTAAGTATGCTATCAGAATGAATCATCATTTCTCGTTGGTCAGTTATATCTGGCCAAGGAGTTAAATTTCCTTCAGCATCAATCTTAAATGGATTAATCAGTTTACAGTCTGGTTCTCCAAGTTCCGATCCAATTTCAATAATCTCAGTGACGATTACATTATCAACTTTCAGTAAGAGACATTTGATTGTTTTGTCCATTTACCTTTTCCTCATACATTTGTTTAAGTGATTCAATTGGGTCTACCAAAGTTACAACCCAATCCATTGTTACTAGCATTTGCTTGTCTTCGGTCAATAAGATCCAAGGAGTTAAAGATACTTGAATCTTAGCATCATATTCAGATTCTTCTGATAGTAGAATGCTTCTTTCCGTTAAGACTTTATATGGATTTTCAAAGATATATCCACAAACTTTTTCTTCTGAAACTAATTCTTTAATGTCAGAAATAACAGTCTCACCAGATTTTAATAGTGCAAGTTTGATTGACATTTGTATTTTCTCCCTCATCCCATTATAAGGCAAAAAAATGGGGAAGTCAACCTGGATTTTGCCAGAGACTTCCCGCGCCGACGATATTCTTTATTATTTATAGATAATCCTTACGAGCATGGTGCTCTGGCACTACTTTCCCAAGTACGATCCGTAGAAGTCCGTCTTCGAATACAACCTCCCTGACTTCTGTGTCGTCGGATAGAGTCCACGCTCGTTTAAAACTTCTGCTAGCCACTCCCTTGTGGATAAACGTCCTATCCGATTCGGCATCTGCTTTTTGTCCTTCGACAAAAAGTTTTCCATACTCTGTGTATACATTTACCTCTCCTTTTTTGAATCCTGCAAGTGCTAATTCGAGATGAGATTCAACATTATTTATTTGAACTAAGTTATAAGGAGGATAGTTCGTTGTAGTTTCATGAAGATTGAATAAACGATCAAAGTATTCGTCCATTCCAATACTATTGCGAGTGATTCTTTCCATCAAAGCAGGAAGATCGGACGCAGTAAACCGTGATGTTGCAAGGTTAGTCATTATTGTAGCTCCTTTAAAAGCGAGTTTGTGTTTTGTGGACCCTTTCGGCATCCGTATATAATTATAATACTTTTATAAAAAAAGGGGGTCGTGAGACCCGTCATTTTTTTATTCGGTTTCTTCCACTTTTTTCACAATAGACTTCCATTTATCTTCATCGGGATGTGCAAAATCTGTATTTACTTTTGCAGCATCAACTAAAGTAACAGGTCCAAGTGTTTGTGCTCCAGGTCCAGCAATAGAAATCTCTTCATTATACTTGTCGATGATACGATGCAGTATCCAACGAGGAGATGCAAATGAAGTAAATCCTTTAACTAAGTTTGCTTGTGTCCAAATATATGGAATTCTTTTTTGACACCACTCACGAAACTTTCTCTGCTTACCGTTACTCAGACCCTCTTCAATAAATTCTCTAAGAAAACAAATAGCACGGAATGCAGTGCCATGAATAAACTTGGCAGGAATGATGTCGATGATACCATTATTACCAGCATATCCATAAATGCTTTTCCAAAACTCATAACCTTCAACAAGAGACAGAGTTCCATCTTCATCTACAGTATAGTCATCTTTCACACAATAATAAAAATGAGTAAAAGACTTGATAGGAAAAGCATCTGCTTTGTCAGATCCAAATGTGTCAGGTTGTGCAACAACATTCAGAGATTTCATCACATTCTCAATATGAATTGCAAGAGGGTCATTAAAACAAACTTCAGAGCGAAGGTTGTCAATGGTAGTTAGTTTCTTGCGCCAAGTGTTAAGGCGATTAAAAACAAGTGCTTCTTTTTCTAGCACGTCCTCGTATGATGAATCTTCATCATGATCTAGGATAGCAAGAGTCAAACCACGTTCTTCTTGACTAAGAATAAACTTAGCAACTTTATTCTGACCGTCAATAACACGCTCTCCAGAAAGTTTCTCACCAAGAGATTCTGGACGACGAGATACAACAACAGGAACAAGCAAACTATAATCTAATTGCCCATAATGTTGCAATTTGACAGGAGAAATAAGTCTTTGATAATGCCTATCTACTTGAAGAGAAAGTGCTCGCTTCCTATCGCACTCTTCAATCTTAAGTGGACTGCCAATAGATCCTGGATTTTGGGATAATTTCAATCCCAAGACGATTTCTTCCATCGTCTTAGTTTTACTAGACATGTTACCTCTTTTGGTAATGTTAAAATTACTGCGGACTATTTGCCCATTGCAGTAACAATAATTATACGGCAATAAAAAGGGGGCGTCAAGCCCCCAGTTTCATTCGGTTTCTTCTACACGTTTCTTCTTGGAACCAATATTATACTTGGTTTCCAAAATCCAATCTCCCTTATCCTTATAAGCAAGGACTTTGATTTGATTCAAAGGAGCAATGTCCTGAATCTTAGTTACATCAACAATCTCAATCAGACCCCAATCAGCAAGAAGTTGGGCGATACGATTTCGACGTTGGACATCATTCACAGTCAGGTTTGCGTGCTTACCGTCAAGAGCAAACAATTCCTTGAAATGCACAAGGAAGTAACGTCCTTGTTTGTGAAGAATATGGCACGATTGATAGATTTTCTTTTCCTTTCTTGAAGCCACTCCGATACGGGTCAAAGTCTCACGAACCTTCAAAAAATCATCAGGTTCATTTAGAATCACTTCAACCATTTGGTCGGGCGTCCACTTCACTTCAGGTTCTTGAACGACACTCATTTTGTTCCTCCAGTTTCAAATTTCGATTTAATAAAAGTAAGTTGTTCTTTAGTAAGAATCCTCAAAGCCTGTTTTGCCTTTTCATTACTATAACCATAGTATTGTTTGACATAATCAAGATCTTTGATTTTATCTTGTCGGAGCCAGGGAGAAAATCTCTTCTTTTTCCTCAGACTATTTAGCAAAAAATCATATTGCAGTTTCTTAGAAAGAAAATGATATCGATTCATTTCATTAGCATACATAATCGAATCGATGTGTCCTGAGAAACACCGATTGATAATATAAGGAGGATATTCCTTCTCAAGTGAAGGGTCTTCGTCAATTAGATTCTGTTTCGTCTGATTGATCGAGTTTAACCAGTCCTTCAATTCCATAATTAAACAGCAATAATTCTTTTCTTTGTTTTTGCTCTCGCATATATTCACCAACTGACCTCATCGTATATGTAAGGTCAAACTCGGTAGCGTTCCAATTCTTGAAACGGTCTTTTACTAATTGGTTTGAATTGTAACTAATGAGTTGGTCCATATCACAAGAATCGCAATCAGCAGCAAACTTATCGTGATCAAATCCTTTGTGCATTGATCCTTTGTTCCCATAGAGATTATCCTTAATATCATAAGGAGGATCGAGATACATAAAAGCACCTTTGTTTCCATCCATCAGATAATCATAGGAGTAATTAGTTATACGCCATTTCTCAATTAGTTTAGAATATTCGGGCAGTTTTTCAATTCCACGAACACTAAAGTTACTATTAGATGCTTGCTCAGAAAATGAAGATGATTCGGTCAAACCCGAAAAACTACACTTATTGACAATATAAAAAGCAACGGCACGATCAAGATTTGAGAGAAGTGGTTCTCTCATAAAAACTTTTGAGTGATAAAACAATACTCTTGCTAAGTCTGGAGTGCTATTCTTAGACTTGTAATCTAGCAACTTATCTTTCATATCATTACCAAACATCTGGAGTTGTTGCCAGAAGTTTACCAATGGTTCGTATAAGTCATTAACCCAAATATTCAAGTTAGGATACTTTTTGGTAATGTGAATTGCTACACTTCCTCCACCCAAAAAGGGTTCACGGAATTCATCATAGTTGCGAAGGTCTGGAAAGTAAGGGTCCATCTTGACGCAAGCACGGGACTTGCCGCCAGGGTACCTCAAAGGAGTTTTAAGAGATTTCATAATCAGGTTTGTGATACTTCAAATACTCAAAAAATGTGAGTTTCATTTCTTTCTGCGTCATACCACAATGTTTTGCAGCAGCAGGAAGAGTCATTTTAGCACGAAAGAGACCTTCATTTGCCTCTTTCACATTTTCGGGTGTTGTTTTGACTGGATGCACTATCAGTGATGCTTTGTTGATTTTATATGGGTTCATTGAAATTCACACTCACACATAATTTCAGTTAGGCAGGCAAGCATATTGATTTCTTGGTCTGCTACGAATGCTGACTGATACTGATACTTAGCAAGCACAAGCACAGCAGCAGGAATGCTATTGTTTTCAAGGGCATTATAAAGAGCATCGTAAATACGACGCAACAATACAGTAACATCATTATCAAGATTAGATACCACCCACTTACGGACTTCAGAAAAATTCTTTTCTTTAAGGTTTTGGATAAGGTCATTTACAGCAACATCAGAAAAAGCAGCAAGAATACCAGAGTCGATTCTCCCACCAACAGAATATCGTTGGCACTCATTTAGAACTCTTCGGAAATCAGGGAAATGTTTTGAAACCAATTCCGCAAGGACTTTCTCATCGCACTCCACATTCTCCTTGACAAGGATTTGTTGAAGTCGTCGAAAGAAATTTCCTGCCAGTTTTGTTTTATCTTTTCCTTTGATTCCAAACTCAACGACGGCACATCGGGAGTGGAGAGGTTCGATGATTTTGTTTTTGTAGTTACAGGTGAAGATGAATCGGCAATTTCCAGCAAATTCCTCAATAAACGCCCGTAGGAGGAGTTGAACGTCGTTTCCTGTGTTATCTGCTTCGTCAATAATGATGACTTTGTGTTTAGCATCTGACGAAAGCGATACGGTCGAAGCAAAGTTTTTCGCATTGTTTCGGACAGTATCGAGGAATCTACCCTCGTCGGATCCATTGATGACATATACATCTACTCCAAGTTCGTTACAAAGTGCCTTAGCAACTGTGGTCTTTCCAATACCAGGAGGACCAGCAAGAAGCATATTGGGAATTTCACCCTTATTTAGAAACTCCTGGAAAGTCTGTTTCGTACTTTCAGGAAGAATACAATCTTCAATTGTCTTTGGGGCATATTTTGCTACCCACAAAAAATCATTATTCATAATCAAATCCAAGATGGTTTTCTTTGTGGCATTCGAAGGTAATTGTCTTTCACCCAGGGTTTTGAGGCAATATACCTTTTATAAGCAGTGAATGTATCAATGCTTTCATCAAATTTCCATTCTTCAGGCATTGCCCTAGCAAATGGAGACACTTCTGTAATCTTACCCTTAGGAAACAAATAGTATGCATCCACAAGAGTTTTGTAACAGGAGTGAGTTTTATTATACCGCAGGCAGTATTCATCTGACAAATTCAATCCCCATTTGATTAACCAATAGGCATTATGGATGCTTTCCATTGCCCACTTGGTGCAGGGATGATTGCGGAATGCTCCTTTCTCGGTCTTGTAGGGAGTGCCATCCTCTTTGGGGAGAGTGCCATATCCGTGCCCCCACTTCTTTGATGCCACGATAGAGAGCATCTGACAGCACTCTAGAGGCATTTTAACAATGTGTTTGTCAGGGAGACATATGGCACTCTCAGCAGGCCAAGGAGAAGTAACGAAGATATTCATCAGAAACAGAACTTTTTCAAATAATAATTTACTTCTTCAGGTTTGTCTTCTAAGTAGTATGCTTCCATCTCATAAATGGTATGCTGATTGCTACTAGACCTCACAGAATTTTTAACATCAATTAATTTATTTGGAGGAAGATTGATGTTTTTTATTCCTAAAGGTCCACCCTTACAAGATTGTGCAACATGAACTGCTTCGTGATACACAGTTTCATTAATATAAAAGGAGGATGGGCTTATCCTATTTTTAATGTTATTGGTGCAGATTACAAAATTTGGACTTCTAGCAAATCCAAATAACTCCTTGTCTCTACATACTGCACCATTCTCAACGACATTAAAGTTTTTCATCATAACGCGATTGATTATTTCATTACCAATCGGTGTCAAATAAAGAAGAAAGTCCATCAACCAAAAGTAGAATCAGGTTCGAGAGCAATATAATAGGTGAGATTGTATTTGGTATTGGTAAACTGTGACAGAAGTTTAGAAGACACCACAACATCATAGGCACCAGGAATAATCTTGATGTTTTCTACCTTGAAGTTGAAAGTAAACTCTTGGTCAGTCTCACCAACCACAATAGCATATTCGTTAGAAGTATCATTCTTCTTATCACGCACCACCAGTTTCACAACACCCGCCTCACCAATAGCAGAAAGGTCAGGGAGTTGATATACTGCTGCTGCTTTCACCAGTTTCTCCAGAGAAGTGCTATCCAGTTGGAAACAAACATCCTGAGAAGGAAGTTGAATATCTTTATCGGGAGGAGAGATGATTACATTAGGGTCGGCAAAGAAATACTTGACACGACGCTTACCTTCTTTGATGCTCAGATAGGAATCTTCTTTGAAATCAAGGTCAGGATCACTGTGAAGACTCAAACCATTCAGAAACTGATTGAGATCATAAATGGCAAAGTCACGGGGAAACTCTTCAGTAATATCTGCTTCTGCAAGAATATTCTTGGCAACAGAAATCGTGCGGAGTTTATTACCCTGCTTCACAAGAATAGAGTTGTTGATGCCAGCAAAGTTCTTGAGAATAGTCAGGGTGTTGTCAGAAAGTTTCATAGTTTTGTCTTGGATTTTCATAATCAGCGAGAGAATTCAGTTAGACCATTATCTTTGCGAGTATAATGCCCATCAAAGTGGAGCAGAAGCATAGCATAATGAATCACTTTCATCAAGTCACGCTTGTTACGCCCATCTTTGTCACCATAACGACTTCCATATTTCAGTATATTTGCTTGACAGAAACCAGCGGCAAGTTTCTTCGCTGCCATCAAATCAATAGTTTGGATGTCATTATAACCATCCTCATCTCCACAGTAGTGACCGTGATAGGTGCTGGTAACATAATCCTGAACGTCTTTCAGGATTTTATCTTCATTATATTTCCAAAGATGATTAGTAGATTCGTTCATAGTTACAGGTCGTTTTTCAATTTCAATCATATCGTTTGTGTTGACTGAAAACACATATTCAGTTCCGTAAGGGTACTCATCCATAATAAAGTGGCATAATTTACCTATCCCAATTATATCAGAAAGGAGCGGGAGATGCAACTTCCTCAGAAGATTGCTCAACAGGCATTTGGAAATCAGCATCCACTTTATCGTAGAGTTCAAGAAATGCTTGCTTGGTTTCGTCATCAAAACGATTGACACACACTTGGATTGCTTTTGCCTTGTCCTTGAAGATGCTATAAGCACGAATAATGTGAACAAGACGGCGGGTGCTGATGATTTCCTCAATACCACCATCGTAGAAGGTCTTGCGGATAATGTCTGCCCAATCAACCAACCGCTTACAGAAGTCGCGGTCTTCCACACCCAAGTCCAGAGCAACCCCTTCTAGAATCTTCTGCTCAGTGGCAGGAGCAGGATAGGACTGCTCAAAGGTTACAGGGAAACGCTCAAGGAATGCCTCATTGAGCACATTGGTGCCGATGAAGCGTCCATCGTCAGAACCTTTACCCTTGGTGTTTGCAGTAGCAATCACATTAAAACCAGCAGCAGGTTTCACCCAGCGACCAATCTTTTTCAGGAAGACACCTTTACCTTCTAGAATAGACTGAAGGCAGAGGATTTTGTTGGAAGCAAGGTCGATTTCATCCAGGAGAAGGATTGCTCCTCGCTCAAGTGCTTCGATGACGGGACCGTTATGCCATGCAGTGTTCCCATCAACAAGCCTAAAACCACCGATAAGATCATCTTCATCAGTTTCAATAGTAATGTTTACACGAATCAATTCACGCTTAAGTTGAGCACACGCTTGCTCCACACTGAACGTTTTACCATTACCCGAAAGACCCGTAATAAACGTAGGGTAAAAGAGATTGGACTGAATAATTTTCTTAATATCGTTGAAATTACCAAACTTGACGAAGGTATCATCTTTTTCTGGAATAAGGTTTTGTTCCACAGCAGGGAGAGCAGCACGTGCCTGATAAGAACGCTCAATCTCTTCGACACGTTCTTGAGTCACTTCCAAGTTCCAACGACCACGAGCAGTCTTGTAACTGGCAAGTTTGTTGGTGACAGTCTGGTAGTTGGTGCTATTCATCGCACACCAAGCACGAATGTCTGCAGCAGTCACAGAGTCGCCATACAGACTTTGGAGAGAAGTGCGGATGTAATCAGCAGAGAGGGACATAATGAAGTTGGAGGTCGTTTCGTTTCAACAAAGTAATTATACAAGAAAAAAGGGGGCAACCAAGTGCCTCCTGTGACAGTTTTAAGACTGGACATGCTGATTTCGCAACTCATTCAAATAATCCTCACTCGCAATATGAGGAGTGTATCCAGGATAAAATTGCTTAACAATAGAACTAATACCCATCGCAGTAATCGCACTATCACACTTTACCCAGACTTCTTTAGTATCGTATTTAACGACGTGTTCAAATGGAAATTTAGTCTTCTTCATAAGTAAATGTTTTGTTTTTGACTTTTGTATCAAACTCACCAGTTCTTCCTGGTTTCATTTTACCAACTCCAACATTCTTTCCTTTACCAGGCCAAGATGTTTTTGAAGTTCCTTTAAGTGTAGCAGACCCTTTTGGTTTACGTTGAATCAATACAGAATCTTGGTCGTCTTTGGATGAACCCTTTACATTACGCTTGTGCTTTAATCCACCTTCGGTTCCAAGTTTCTCTACTGTCTTCTTAAACTTCCTCTTACCCATTTTACCAGAAGAAACTACGTGAGATTTTTCACCCACTTTTTTCTCTTCTGGAGTTCCTGGGTTTTCAGTGTAACGTCCAGATACTTTAGTAGGTCCTGGAAGACCAGCACCTCTAATTCTTCTTTCGGTTCTTGCAGACCTTTCCTTGTTTTCTTTTTTAGATTTGTCCCCCCTTTGACCTGAAAGAATCGCTATTCCACCCTTTTCAGACTTTCTCATTACACGAGTAAGAGAAGTCTCTTGGATAGAATAACATTCTATCATAAATTCTTGAAAAGTCTTCATTTTTACAGACACTTTTTGAATATTTAGTTATGCAACCAACTCCACAAACTCACCAAGAATCTTTTTATTCATCTTCTTAGTTTTGAGACTTTTCACAAAAGCAGATTTGATTTGTGCCTTTGTGGCATCATCCGCAACCTCAAATTCAGATTCCTGAGAAAGAGTTGCTGAAGAAAGACCAAAGTAAGAATGATATCCAGAAGACTTGATAGTAAATGCCTTTTCTTTCTTCCAGGAATTCATTACCTTATCATACTCAGTGCCATAATATCCGCAGTATTGACGAATAAAAGCACCAGCATCACGGGATTGGAGCACACGAATACCAATAAAATTAATGTCGGTAAACCTGTCCCTCAGATTGCGAAGAAGAATATTGGTGAAATCATGATACTCACAATCGCAAGAATAGGTCATTCCAGTCTTACGGTCACGGATAAAAGCATTCGGTCCAATATGTGCCGTTCCCAGATAAGGTTCTTCCTCCCACCGACGTTGGACTTCACGATGATACTTGAGAAGGCATCCTTCACCATCGGTCAAAATTACACACTGGACTTTCTGGAGTTTGTTTTCTTTCTGGAATTTAGGAAGAATTTGATGTAGAGCAATCAGAGACTCATTCAAAGGCGTGCCAGAAAGACTCATACCTACAGGAGCAGCATAATAACAGTGAGAGTTGTAACGGAAAGAAGCAGCAAGACGGAAGATATTCCTCATCTGCTCATCCAGAGTCTTACCATTCACTTTGCTGGTAAGAAGATTCATCAGAGAAAACCATTCACCAACTTGTACAAGACCATTCTTCTTTTTGTAAGCAAGTTCACGATAACTTGCCTTGCCTTGCTCATCATACCTCACCAAAGGATAATCAGTCGTGAAAGCATAAACCTCAAAGGGAATATTGACTTTCTTACAAAACCAGACAAGGTTGAAGAGTTGCTTGACAGTATCCAACATCACATCAGACATTGACCCAGACCAGTCAAGAATAAACACCAGACCGTGATTCTTACCATCGGCAAGGGTGGTTACCTTCTTGAAAATATCTTCATTGTATTTGTAGGTATGAAGTTTGGAGCAATCCAATACACCAGTGCGGGAAGTTGTGGCACGAGCATAGGAATCTGCTGCCTTGCGACACTCAAACTCTTTCACAAGATAGTTGACTTCCTTTTGTGCCGACCGTTTGAATTCTACAAACTCCTTATCAACTTGACCAAAGATATTTTCGTAAGAATATTCCCTCTCCTCAAGAAAACTATCCCAAGAATTCTTACAATTATCGTGAATTTCTTGGTTAGGGACAATGACTTTATCCAATTCAAGTTTAGGCAATTCAAGATAGACATTCTCATATCCATCATTATTGACAAGTTCTTTCAGTGCCTCTTCCAGAGACTCCATTGTCTTGACTTCAGGTTCTTCATCTTTTTCACCACCCCCATTTGAGGGTTGCTGTTGAGGTTTCTGCTGAGGATTTTCCTCAGAAGAGGGAGCACCTTCAGACCCTTCAGATTCAGGTTGGTCGTTTTCACCTTCCTGCTGGTCGATAAAATCAGAGGCAGGTTGCTGACTCGCACCACTGTCCTGCGACTCCAGATTATCCAGAGAAATCTTGGTTTCTTCCTGCTGCTTTTGCTTACAATACTTATACAGTGCTTCTGCTGCCACCAGCACATCAGCAAAGGTCTCAGTATCAGCAATCAGATTGATGATTTCAGTCTCTTCACCACGCTCAATGGGAATATCAATATAGTTTCCAATCTTGAACCAGAGGTTAGCACGGTCGGCAAGATTATAGGTTTCGATTTTGTCATCTTTGATTTGAAAGAAGTCATCATCAGCAAGTTCTTTATATCCATTGAAGAAAGTCTTTGCCAGACCAGCATAACGACGTTTCATCAGTTTCTCAATGCGAGCATCCTCAACCACATTCACAAACTGTGGAGGAATCTTGTGCTCCTTCAACCAATCCTCATCGGGCGTTTCCAATGCGTGTCCGCACTCGTGGGCGACAAGAAGGTCATACACAGTGTTGCTTGCCTTTTCCCACATTGGAAGAGTCAGCACACGAGTGTGGACATTGAAGCAAGCAGTCTCTACTTTCTTATGCTCTACCACCAAATCCTCAGTGGCAAGCAGTTTAGCAAGTTGAGATTTGATTTCGTGGCGGACGGTCATAGATTTGTTTCAGATGCCCTTATTATACAAAAAAAGGAGGTCTTGCGACCTCCCAGTGGACAGTTTGGAAAGTGGACTCAGGCACCTTTTACCTGAGAAGATGCTCCAGATCCACCTTTCTTTTCTTGCTCAATTTTTTCTCTTTCTTGCTGACGGACTTTTTCAGTCTGTCTTCTTTGAAGTTCTGCACCAGCCATATTAGCACCGAAAGAACCATATGCTTCAACAATATTCTGCTTCCACTCTTCACTCATATTTGCCATAATAGCAAGTGCTGCTTGATTGGTGTCAGCATAACCTTCGGCAACTAGGTGCTCTAGAATAACATCAAAAATATCAACTTCTTCCTTGCGAAGTTTTGCTAATACTGCACCAGCAACTTTCTTACCACGCTCCTCTGACCCATAACGCTCACCTGCTTCTTTAGCAATTTTGGAAAACATCTTTCCAGGTTTTCCAATGTCCTCACCTGCTCTTGCTTTCTTAGCAGAGTAAGAAACTTCTTCTTTCATTTTCTTTTCTTCTGGACTAGAACCAAAAGTGCTATGGACCAGTTTATCTAACTTTGTATGAAACTTTTCTTCTTTCTTTTTAGGAACTCCACCATTCTTTGCTTCTTCAGCAAGTTTTAACTCATTTGGAGCATACTTAACTTTCTTACCGTCTTCACGCTTCACAGTATAATACTTCTCATCTTCCTTACCATCAGGTTTGTCAAGTTTAACAACCTCACCTTCCATTCCACTCTTCTTACAAACAACTTCATCACCAACTTTAAAGTGTGATTCGGAAAGATTAGCATAAATGGAAGAATATGCTTCCATTAATCCTACAATTTCTTGATTTCTCATTTTTTATAAGACTTTTTAGGTATTTATAAAAAAGAAGCGTCCCCGCTTTGGAGACGCTTCTTGAGTGCTTGGCGGCGTGCCTTTGCTTGTCGGAGTGCTTGCGGTTTCAATTTCCGCTTCTGCTCCTTCTTAGAGTGGTGCTGCCAGTTTGGAAGTTTCATTAGTCTTGTGCTTGTGAGGACATCATACGGGAAAAACCCTTGACTTTCTCAAAACGGAGGACACTTTCAAATTTGTCATGTAGCTCTGCCTTATGAGAGATGACGAATATATTAGCATCCTTAATGACATAACGAATAATCTTCAAAAACTCATCGGTGCCGAAACCATCAAGTGAGGAATCAAATACCTCATCCATAATCAGCAGATTAGTATTCACAGAGTTTTTGACTCTTGCTACTTCTCTCCAGGTAAAGAGTAGTGCTAGGTCGATTCTCATTTTCTCACCTTCACTGAAGGAACTATACGAAAAGTCTTCGTGAATGGGAGATTTCACCGTTTCATTAAACTCTTCATCAAGATGGAAATTAATATAAAAATCCATCATCTGAAGATAACGATTGACCTGCTGATTTATGAAGGGAAGATACTTTTTAATAATCTTCGTTTTTACACCATCATCCTTGAGTAAGGAATAGGCGAAATCGTAATAAACGATTTCTTCTTTTTTCTTTGAGAGGTCTTCGAATGTTTTTTGGAGATTTTCTTTAAATTCTTCTAGTTTCTCATGTTCAGTATTTCTGTTTTTAAGTTGCTCGGTAATTGTTTGAATTTCAGTTTCAAGATCTCGGATTTGTCGCTGGTTAAGTGATATCCGAGTATTGTTTTGAGAAATCTCATGGTTGAGTTTTGTAATCTCCTTAGATAGAGCAATAAATTGACGCTCTCGTTCTTGTTCTATCTTTATGGTCTCTTCCAGGTCTTCATAACCCTTCTTGAGTTCCTTTGCTTTATTTTGAGCGTCTGTAATTCTATTTAACCGAAATTCTTCCTCAATAGTCTGAGTACAAGTGGGGCATACCGTATTCTCAGTGAAAAACTTATGCTCTTTCGTAATGACAGATACTTTCTGGGAAATTTTACCTCTTAGATTGTTTAGTTTTACTAACTTTTCACCAGCACCAACAACTTCTTCCTGCTCCTTTGTATATTGAATAATGCCTTCCTCGGTCTTAGCATTTTCAATCATATAAATGCCAACTTCTTTGTCTAGATTGGCAATCTTTTCTTTATTGGCATTTATATTGGCATTTCCACGATTCTCAAGTTCTTCGATGAAGTTTTGCTGCATCTTCATCTTCTCTTTCAAATTCTCTTTACGCAACTCAAGAGATTTCACTTGATCTTTCTGTGTGCGAATTCTATCCTTGATGAGATTATTCATCGCAGAGAAAATACGAATATCA